GTAGTTCAGTGTCTACGCTGGCATTACCGATAGTATTGGTCAATGTACGATTTATAATACGTTGTCCTTCTGCATCAAGTCCACGTTGCGTAGTGGTCTTGGCATTTTGATAACTGTTGATTGTTGTTACTGCATTTGCATAGGCTTCTGGACCAGGTTGGAAAAACTTTTTGTCGCCAACTTGTTCCAACGGCAAACCTGGACCAACTTTAGTGGGACTAGGAGTTTTATCGTAATGTGTTAATGCAAAACCCAATGGATCACCTTCTGTTACTCGGCCGTTGCCAAAATATAATCCTTCGTATTCTAAAATCATTGTGATCTCTTGAGGTTGGCCTGACCCATAATCTACAGTGTCAAACTGCCACGATTTGATAATAGGATTAACCATGGTGTAACTTACATACTGCTGTTTGGCCATTTGATATAGAACAATATTTTTAAAAAACGGTTTAGTACTGCCGTTGTCTAGTCCGTATTTGTAGTTATTGGCTATGCCATTTTTCATAGCATTTCTTGCATAACTACCAATGGCAAAAGATGTACCCGGTGTTGCATAGTAGTAGGAATAGTAATTTTGCCACAGTCTGTGCATGGTACCGTAATTGTCATCATGAAATTTCAATGTGACTGGCTGAAACGTTTGTTTTGTCTGTACTTGTTTTATTCTATTGTACTGGTTAACAGTTTCAACATTAATAGTAAATCCGGGCAGTGTTGCGTTTTTTACCAGCAGATTAATTTCGTTAGGATTTTGCAACAGCATCGACGGCAATGCATATGCCAGTGGATTTATTTGAAGATTGACATGAAAAAGATGTTTATGTTTTGGCGCCAGTCGAAACGTGTCATCAGAAAATGTTCGTGCTGCATGTTGTGCATCACGAAGATTAGTCGATGTTGTGTTGGTGAAAAATCCATTTACTTTGTTTGCCATAATATTATTTATGCCGTAAAAAAAGGCCGATAAAATCGACCTTTTTTGTCACTGGTAATATTAAGCAGCAGAGCCACCGCCTGTAGCAATAGCACCATTGGTTCTTGCATAAATTCCCTGAACACCGATACCCGAACTGGCTGCACCAGTCTGTACAGCATTGTCAAATTTCAGTGTCATCTGAATTGTCATTGCTTCGTTAGTACCATAGTTCATTTCTTGATAGTTGACGTTTTCAATGTAGCAACCATACAATTCCCATCTTTCAAGGACAATTGCTTCGTTACCGCCATTACCGCCGTCGAGCATTTCAAAACTGGTAGTAAACTTGTAATCTACACCAGATGCAGCACTTGACATTTCAAAAAAGTCAAACTGTTTCTGAACTTGACTACCAATCTTTTTACTCACTACACCAGTAGAATCATCTCGCAATGTGCATGCTACAGATTGCCATGCATGTCGACCTGCAACATAGATTCTTGAGTTATATGTTGGTAGTTCGATTGCTTCAAACTGTATTGTTGGTCGAGCAAAACTGACCACTTGTTTTGTAAGTTCAAAAGCGTCACCACCAGCGCCAGTACCAAAGTTTTCAAAATTCACTCGGAATCTATATTTTAACTTTGGATGCAACATAGTTGCATTGGTATTGGCACCGCCTAATGGTACTGAAAATCTTGAAAGTGTTGATACTGACATATGTTATCTCCGTCGTATTATTTATCTATTTTATAAACCTGATATTTCGCCAGTATTCTTAATACGCAGTGGAATATAGATAAATTCTACTGCCTTGACTGGTTCGATAGCAATATCTACGTACAATTCGTTGCGATCAATTCTTGCTGGAGTATTGTTACTTTCGTCACAAACAACCAAGAAGTCATATAACGCACGTTGTCCTACCAGTTCCAACATCAAACTTTCGCAGGCATTTTTAATTTCTGCTCTAGTGGCCTTGTCATTCGGTTCAAACAGATATGGCTTAGCCAATAGGTTCAACTGTCTACGTAGATATACAATCAAACGTGCCACGTTGACTCTGTCTAATGCGCTGGCATTTCTAGCACGAGTATACTGACCAAATGCTACTAATCCTGCGCCTGACAAGAATGTCAAAGGATTAACTTTGATGCTGGCCAATGTATCACGTTGACCTTCATTCAATGCCACTGTTTCAAATTCGCCTTCACCAGTGATATATCCCACTGATGTTGCATTGGTAATGCCGCCACGGCGTGTACCTGCTGGTGCAAACCAAGGATATGCCACTTGATCGTTCAAACTGATAGTTCTCAACATCATATGGCTTGGTGGCACAACAATGTTGTTACCAAAGTTGTCGCTGCTGAAGCCCCATGGATAGTACATTGCTGCATACTCATCGAAACTCACTGCGCCTAGATCGTCGTCTTGGGCTGTGCCGCCATCGTTGTTGCCCCATGCTAGTAAACTAGTAGCACTGCTGTTTAAACGTGCTGGAGTGTCAGCCACTACAAACGCAGTCAATCCGCGATCGTAGTTCAGTGTGATCAATTCGCCAATCAATTCTGGATAACCAGGACAAGCAATCAAGTTAAACACACGACTGTCGCTGTCACGTACAGTTTGATTGCTGTTGACCACTGCTTGTAGACCCTGAACAACCACTGCACGTTGTGCCTTACGGCCAAATGTACCAGAACCGTCTGTTTGGTTTGCTGCTTCGCTGACCCAACGATGTGGATAGTAAGCACTCATGTATTCACCAGGGGCAGCGCCGACTAGTGTATTGTATGCTGCCAAGTCAATATGATTGCGTACAAATTTCTTAACGTTGAATCCGCTTCGACGTAGATTCCATAGCAACATGCCCTTTGGATACAATGCGGGCTGTGGACAGTCTGGGTCTACATAATTGCTGTCTAATAGATCTGCAATTAATGCTGGCTCGTCACTGTTAGCGCCAGCAGTGTTATAACGTGCATCAGCAAACAACACTCCATCTTCACTGCTTTGATCAGTTTTGTCAATCAATACCCACTGATTGTTAACAGGTAAAGAACTGTTGAATTTGTAAATTACTGGATAGTTGTCGATGTCACTAGTATCGATCCACAGATCGCCGTTGACCAATGGTGTACCGTCGCTCTGTTCTGTTGGCTCGCTAGCACTGACAATTGGACCAGCAGGATCTGTTTTCAATCCAGTAGAAGCAGCGTAGAATGGACTTGTAAGAGTTCTATACCCTACCCAATTTGTTCCATCGTTGATTAAAACGTCAACTTCGTCAACAATAGAATTGTACCACAGTTGTTGATCTGTAGCCAATGCAGTGACTTCTGTTGGACTGGCTTCAAATGACAATGCCTTCCACTGAGTTGCAATGTAATCATGTGCAGTATCGCCTGTGGCTGCATCATACAAATTGGCTGTGGTATTTACACCGCTGGTTGCAAAAATGTTGTTGAAAGGAGTACCAGTGCCTTCACCAATCAGGATATCTCCACCAGTAGCATGAGTGATAACAATTCTATTTGAACTGTCTACACTGGCAGTAACATTGATTAATCCTGCTGCATTAATAGCATTGGCAAAATCATCTGCATCATCTATATTTGCGTTAGCCGTAAATGTAACTGTTGCATCGCTGCTATAAGCATCGTCTCCAACTAGACTTTCTGCAACAACAAATGTGTAATTACCGGATGCAAATGTAGATGCAGTCACGGCTGCGCTGGTAATGGTTGTGGCACCAATAGCATTTCTTCTAAACAATTTGAATGTGGCCAGTCTTGGTGTAAGATCTAAACCAAAATCTTCTTCAATATTGAATTTACTGTATAATGCACCAACTGCGAGGTTAGCGCCGCCGCCTGTAGGATCTAAAGCAGCCAATGCTGCTGCACCGTTGGCATACAATGGTGCAGCCACTGTTTCCCAAGCGTCTGTTGCACTGTTGTAACGTTTTGTTACTAAGTTAGCACCAAGATTAGGAGTTGTTGTTTTAACCCATACAGAACCCGTTGGGCGGCCCAAAGCAGAAGATGGATTGTCTGTTCTCTTGTATGTAGGAACACTGGTGTGCGGTTGAATTGACAGTCTAGGAACTAGATAATCGCCGGCAGTAATACCAAGTGTTGTCAATGCTGTTCCACTGATACTAATGGTGTTGGCAATAGTACTATCTTGGCTGTCATCACTTAATGCATTATTTGAATAAATTTCTAACTTGCTGTTAACCACTGCGGCATACACACCGGCATTATTGTATGTGCTAGTATTGATAGCCGCTGCTGTTGCTGTAAGTGATGACCCAGCCAGTGTAATTGTTGTCAGTGTTTCACCGTCAACTGTGAAAATAATTGTTCCAGTCACTGTTGTAGGACTTGATGTTCCAGCAATAGTTGGCCAACTTTGTGCCCACTCTGGAGAACCAACTTGTACCCAAATACCGCTGCGATTTTTGTAGTACACTGCCAATGTTGTAGTCACTGCTACCACTGCATATGCACCAACTGCACCTACAGACCCCTTAGGAGTATAGTCTTGACCAGCAAAGTCTACAACTTTAGTTGTGTCAGTGATAACCAATGGAACTTTGTTGATAAACTTTTGTCCGTTACCGCCAACTGTGGCAGCATCGCTGTTCCATTCAAAAATACCCCACTTGGTATTGCTAGTGTCTAACCACCATGTGCCGTTTGCTGGGTTAGCACTTGGAGCAGTTGCGCTAGCATCTAGTTGTGATAGATCAACATTTGCACGTAGTACAAATGCTCTGTTGCTGACGCCTAAATAACTGTAGGCTGCTTGCAGACCATATTCATTTTGCTCGCCGCCATGAATTGGATTATTACTTGCGTCAGTCTTGAAAACTGCGTCTCCGAATGTGTCGACTAGATCTCGTTGACTAGTCATTAAATATAATGTATCAGCATTTGATGCCAATGTACCAGTTGCAATGCCAGTGCCTGCTCCATTTTGTTTGTTAGCCGCTGTGGCTACAACAATTAGCGGAACGGTACCTGGTTCGCTAGGTGTGTAAAAACTTTCGTCAATGACGCTGACTTGTACGCCGGGTGATGTTAATGCCATGTTGTATCTCTCCTAAGAGTCTTGCTAGTTTTATTTACCCAAAGACATCTAAATTAGGGCGATAATATCAAGAGAAAAGGGGATAAAAAGGGCAATAAATACTTGATGAACAGACCCTTATGTAAATGCGGACTACAGCCAGCAGCCATTAACTATAGAAAAAACAATAGAACATACTATCGTAGTCAATGCGAGTCTTGCTTGCGGTATGGCGGGGTTGGCAAAGGTCTACCCAAATGGTATCAGGACGGGTATCGTATGAAGTCAGTGTGCGATAAATGTGGATTCAAAGGCAAGCATCGAGAACAGTTCAATGTGTTTCATGTAGACGGCAATTTAAACAACAGTAGAAATGCCAACCTTAAGACAGTATGTGCAAACTGTCAGCGTGTTCTACACAAAGAGGGCACTGTGTGGAAACAGGGAGACCTGTCACCAGATTTTTAATTTGACCGTACTAAAGGGAGGGTTACAGCCCGATGTTTAAAAATTGTGTTGATTAGTACATCAACATTCTTTTTGAGTCTTGCTAAATCACCGTTGTTGTCAATGGTATAATCACACATCCATTGTTCAATACTCATGCTAGATGCGTGTTCTGAAGGCAGATGATCTGTACGATCAACCCAAATGGCATAATCAAAAAGTTCTTCGTTTTTTATGGCAAAAAACTCTCTTTTGTTTCGTAGTCCACAATAGATATCGTGATGAGCGTATAAATCTCTACCTAATCTTGCCAAGTCATCACTGCAATAGCCGTGTATTAAATCGTACCATTCTGTACGGTGATTGTGCCTATCACGATAGCATTCATCTTCGTTTGCGTAACCGTATTTGTCTTTAAGCGTGTCAAATATAAAAAGTTCAGAACAGAACTTTGAACTAGATTGAAAGGTGTATCCGTAATTTTGTAGCAAATCGCACACTGTATCTTTGCCATGACGCCCGTGTCCAACTATCAATAGTTTAGGTAACTTCATTAGAAATCCTTAATTTCTATTAAGTATAAACTATTGTGTGCAGGGTGTCAACCTATAATGAATGTATAGCCAGTACCACCAGAAATCAATGTTTCCAATTCTTTATCTAATGCGGCCATTTCTTCTTTGCCTGCTGACTTGAGGTCGGCACCGTTGAGGCCACCAGCGCCACCCGGTCCGGCAATTTGAGCAAATTTACTACGTGCTTCGCCCAGTATGACCTTGGCCACTGCTAAACTGTAGTCTTTTAACCATTGCTTGGCATACAAGTCTGTCAGCAATGCCCAGTCTGGACGATAGTTATAAGTTCGCATTAAGATTATTTCACCTGATGCAAAAGGACGTTGCAACACACGTAATATGTGGGTGTTGGGATTGTAATGATATTCGATAAAACTACCGAACATACGTCCTACCAGTTCTTGATATTGTGCAAAAAGTTCGTATGTTAGTAGGCCACCCAACATATTACCACTGAGCAAGTATGTGTTGGTGTAGGCCATGTTAAAGGGTTCAAACAGTGTGCCGCCACTTCCTGATCCAGATCTGCTGCCAATACTGCGTCTAAACAACTGTCTTACTTCGATAATTTCGTCGGGCAGTCTGTATTCATTTTGTTCAATGACAAATTCTAAAAAACTGTAACTTTCTTCAACTGCATTAGGGCTGCGTTGTCTAAAGCGTGTCAGCGCACGATCAACAGCAGTTTCATAATGTATTGGATCAAGTTCAACATCGACCATGCCTTCACCCAACATGGCTCGTATGTAATCATAGACTTTTTGACGTTCTTCTAAGTTGCTATTTTCAGACATTTGATTCTCCAACTATATTTATGCCCGCTAAATATGTATTATGCCAAGACTCAGTTTATATCGGCCCGAAAAAGGCAACGACTACAAATTCATTGATCGACAAGTTTCTGAAATGTTTCAGATTGGCGGTACTGACTTGTATATTCACAAATATCTAGGGCCTAAAAATCCCACAGATGCCAATGCTACTGCTGATCAACCGCAGTATGACAATCTATCTCCAACAAATATACAAGATTTGTTGTTGTTAGAAAATCGAGATCGCAAGTACGATCCAGACATTTATAGGTGTCGTGGACATTATCAAGTGCAAAACATTGATTTTAATCTCAGTCAGTTTGGCATATTCATTGATACCGATCTAATCATGTTGGTGGTACATATCAATGACTGGATTAAAATTGTTGGCCGTAAACCACTCAGTGGCGACGTTGTTGAACTGCCGCATTTAAAAGACGAATTTGCTCTCAACGGGTTTGACGTTAGTTTACCAAGATATTATGCTATAGAAGATGTTGGGCGTGCCAGTGAAGGGTTTAGTCAAACTTGGTATCCACATCTCTACAGATTAAAAATAAAGAAAATAATTGACAGTCAGCAATTTGCTGATGTGTTGACCAAACCCGTAGGTGAAGACTATGATAAATTTGCAGGTGATCATGTCAACGCTACAGAATATTTCACTGGACAAATTGTTAGATTAGATGGTGTATTATATCAAGTGAAATCTGGGTTCAACAGTCCCAACGGCACTGTGCTGACACCACCCAATGCTACTGCATGGGCTGTGTATTCTGGTAATACCCTGCAAGACATATTAAGCACCAAAGCAAAAGATTTAGAAATCAACGATGCAGTGATTGCACAAGCAGAATCTGATGCTCCTAAAAGCGGATTTGAAACTAGACAATTCTACACATTGGCCGTGGATGACAATGGTAATCCACGATTACAAACTATAGATGAATCTAATTTAGATGCGTCTATGACCAATCTGGATACCAGTAGAATTGCAGAACGTCCTGATAGAGAAGGCTACAGTGGTTACATGGTCGAAGACGGGGTTGCTCCTAACGGGGTAAATTTTGGTCACGGTATCAGTTTCCAAGCCAACCCATTTGAAGGTGATTTTTTCCTTCGTACGGATTTCTTACCAAATCGACTGTTTAGATTTACTGGTAGCAGATGGGTCAAATACGAAGACATGCAACGTCATACACTGACCAATACCGACACTCGTCAGACTCAGAAAACCAGTTTTATCAACAATACCGACAAGGCGTTTTTTGACAAACTCGCTAGCGACATATTTACAGTAGGTGTTACTAATACATTTGTTCTTACTGACCAAACCAGTGCATTTAACAGAACCACTGGTGTAATTACCACACGAACTGCTTTCAACAGTGCATATGGGGCTAAAATTATTCTTGATCGTAACATAGTTCCGCAAGACAGTGTGGTTATACAAAATCAATCAGGATTTATATCTATAAAGATATTTGAACCTATCGCTGTGGGACAGCGAATCGAATGGACGTTGTATTCCACCGCAGACGATCAACGTTCTAGTTTATCCAAAGCACTTAAACCTAAGGCAGATTTATAATGTTGCATTTTTATGACGGACAGATTAGAAGA